CCCTCCCCAATCTCTATGGAGCCGTTGTCTGTTCCAACTAACCCCCACCCATCTGTAGCTGGACTAATTAAACCCTCATAGACACAAGTATATCCTTCCAACTCTCTCTCAAATTTATCCACAGAAATGTTGTTGGGGTTTTGATTGAGCAGCAGTGTCACAGGACTATTTAGACTGGCTGTATAATCTCGCTCAAACCCTAAGTACCGGTGACCTATGTATAAAGGATCTCTCCTCTTAGACATGGGTAGGGTGATACCCATTGGAAATCTTGCAGTATCAGGAGATCCTTTGTTGGGAGAAGCTTGTGAAGCTCCGTGGTTTCCTTTTCTCAAATCCCACTTGTTGAGTACTGCTCCTTCTGTATTCAACCCTAAAATCTCTACTGGAGGAGTGGGAAACCACTTATAGTCAGTGGTAACTGCCATTTCTCCCATTGGCATCAAAGGAACAGGAACCGCCAAAGAGACTTTTCCCATATATGGATTAACTGTCTCTATCTCTACTTCTTGTTTTGGGTTGGAGAGATACTGGAGATAGACTTTCACATCTTGTTTTGTGGCAAGGGTGTTGTCTCCCCACCCTTTCACTAATGGGCCTCTCTCCGTCAGAAGATGATCTCTTGTAAATTCAGCGGAGCCAATAAAAGTAGAGGGTGTATTATGCATGAAATTCCATGCCTTGGAATACACCGTTGCAGAAGAATTCACATTGAGACTATGAAAGTGAAAATTGATTACTTTATAGGCGGCTGCAAGCTCTACCTTCGCTCCAGTATAACTTCCAGCAGTCACAAAGCTGGCTACACCAAAGGTTCCAATAGGAATCCCGTCTACCAAGAACACATATACATCAGCCTTCTTATTTCTCAGAACGGTGACTGTTTTTGTTCCCGTAGACCAATTCACTGCAATGGTAGAGATGCCAAGTATGTTGAGGTATTCCTGACCCCCCGTTTTCTGTAGAGCCATCTGTACTTCTATAGCTCCATCAGAAGTAGAGAAAGTGCAAAAGGTTCCGTTAATAGCAGGGTCTGTAAGAGTATTCTCAGCATTGAAAGTAAAATCTACACGGTAAGTGCTGTTCGGGGCTGTCAACTTGCCGCTGGTGTCCTCAAATTGCCACCCGTAAGGGTTTCCAGCCTCTTTAGAGAGGGATAGGAAAGTGCTGGAATAGGACGTTCCTGTTCCTAATTCTGAGCCTGTAAATGAGGTGCTTGCAGAAGGGAGATATGACCCATCATATTCTATTGCAGTAGCATCAGAAATCAGAGAAGTGTAATTAAGAGAAGTCATTCCCTTAACAGCTAACTTCACTTTCTTGAAGTCATTTCCATAACGAGGAACCCCGTAATGCGTAGCAGTAGTAACTGTGATTGGTATTGGATAGCTTGGTGTAGAATTGAAGCTATAAGAAGTAGGGTTTTCAACACCATTGGGAAATTCACTTTCTGACAGAACATCTTGTGAAAACTGAACCAGAAGCGTATTTCCAGATGTTGGAGATACAGTATACGAAGGCTGAGAGCCTTTTGTGAGAAGTTGAATTTCATTAGACTGAATTCCATAACTCTCATCCACATCAACAGGGATAACAATCTCATTTCCAGAAACATCTGTAATAGGATTGGTTATCCGTATTTTGTAGAAGCCACCCAACATTGTTCCAGTATGGGTGATAATCACACTGAGAACACCACCAGAATAATCTCCAGAGCCAGCATTGAAGGTGTCTCTGCTTCCTACTCTCACTGATACTGTATCGCTTGCTCCACCTGTTACTGCTGTAATTTCATAAGTAGACACTTGAAGGAGGTGGGGGTTTTCTTCATCCATAGCTTCTGAGAAGAATATCTCAATCTCAAAACCATTGAGAGAAGTGGCACTTGCCAGAGTGGGGAGGGTTAATTCTGTGGAACCGTAGTGCCAAAGACCATAGGGGTCACCACCATAACCACCGCTTATCGCAAAAGTGACAGCAGGGAATTGACCGTTTCCATAAGGGTCTTCACCATGTGGAGATTCCCCATAACCACCAACAATCTGTTCAGGGATTTTACCAAGCAGCCCATTCCCATAAGCAAAATGACCAAAGAAACTACCCCCATACCCCTCAGAAATGCTTTCTGGTTGGTGTGAATAGGGTGGGGATACAGAGGATGGGGTTGGGAAAGCCCATACACCATAAGGGTTGTTTCCGTATTGCTGACGCCCGTATCCTTGATTAACGAAGTTGCTGAGTTTGGGTTCTTCAGCACTCCAATCTACACCACCGTATGCTCGTAACCCATATGCAGATCCTGAACGGACTTCTTGGGAATAATGCACACCTCCGTATCCAGCAGCCTGTGGGTGTGCTGGAGGAACAAAGAGAGCAACGAAGTCATGTTCAAAAGGGCCGAAGCCATAAACGGAACCTTCAAAGCTCTCCGAAGGGTCAAAATAATTAGGAGGATAGGGCAAACGGTCACCTCATTAACTTTCTTGCTTGAATTTAGCTGTCACCCTACCAACCATATGAGGGATTCGGTCATTTGTTCTTCCAGATGGGAAAGCAATATTTATAGTCACTCGCAAAGTATCTCCAGCGTTGGGAACGGTTGCCAAACTACTAAGATCAAGATCCGCATTTGAATTTTCAAAAAGATAGTTGTTAATGGTTCCTACATTCACACCAGCATTTATTGTCGTAGCCGTATTAGCTTTAGCTTCCTGTCCAATTAGCACTCCATCAGCGGTGTTGTGAAGGCTCAGAGTGATGGTGGGTCTGTCTGAAGCATCTATATCTACAATAGATCCCATGATGTCATCACATTGTCCGTAATACCAGATTTTCACTTCAAACAGTGCATTTGTACCACCAAAATCACCACCCATCTTATTAGCTGGATACGGAATAGCTATCTCAGTGTAGTAATTTAAATCTGAGGTAATCGCTTGCGCTTGGGTGTTTGTAAGGAACCAACCAACCATTTCTTCAGAAGAAGATGTGTCGGATTTAAGTGTTGGGGTATAAAGGTGTCTGCTGTTTCCAATACTTTGAACAAAATCCACCTCGTTTGTTGAAGGGTTAATATCATCTGGATAAGCTATGTCTCTCCCCTTTCTTACAACAACAAGCTCTCTGGCATCAATAATCTGAGATTTCTTAGAAGCCGTGTATTGATGGTGTAGGGTTGAGGTTAATGGTGATCCAGTTTCAGTGGCTGAGATAGTAGATGGTTCTTTCGCACCAATTACCCAAGCAGCCCCATCCCAAACATTAGTAGTAGTGCTGGCATCTACACCAATCTTGATAGCTTTAGCAAAAGTAGTTTTCCCAGCAGAAATAACCAACGAGGCTGTAGAAGTACCATTAATAAGGGTCTTAATAAAACATTGGGAATCCTCTTGACCATTTGAAGCATCTGTCAACTGGAAATTAAAGAAGCCCAATCCCTTATTGTTAAATTCGTATTTGGTTTCTATCCCCCCACCCTTATCAGGGGCAGCTTCTGTCTCATGTTCGATCTGGAGAATTCTACAAATCTCAGAACCGTTAGTAGCGGTACTATCAGAATTCCCCTGCACTTTAAATGTAGTCTTATTTGTAGCAGCGGCAGCCTGTATCGTTGCAGTCTGTTCCTCAGAAAACTGAAGTAAAATACCGTTAACACCATCGTCTAAATTTGAAAGCTGGAATGACCCGTTGTTCATTCGGAGCATTCCATATGCGGTTGGTATGGCTGGATCATTACCAAAAATAACAAGACCATTGGCTCTTGTTGTTCCGTTCGGAAAAGTTGAATCGAAAGGTGTAATGTCTCCAGAAGTGATTTTTATGATATTGCTTCCAGTAGCCTTTCCAAAGATAAACTGGTCTTCTTGCCAGAGATTTCCATAAACCCCCTGCAAACCTAAATTATGTCTTGCTCCTCTTGCCGTTTCTTCAGTATCAATATGTAATACCGCTTTCCATCCGAAAGGTTGGAGAGTATACGAGATGCCTCCACCAGCATCATTTTCCATCGCAGTACCAGAGACAGCAATATCGTAGGTTGCTGTGGGGTTAATGGCTTGAAGAAGAACGTCATAGTATGGTTGATTCGGCCCAGTATTTGTAGTCTCAACACTACTACTGTAATTGGTGATTAGACCCAACAATGTATTGATAGCACCAGCTAAAGCCACCTTAGTAGTAGTAATAGTTGCAACATCAATATTCGCTGATGCTACCGTGGGTGATACAACACTCCAAGTATTGTCTGTGGCTCCATTGCTATTAAGATTAATGGTATAGGTGGCAGATTGAATTCCAGCCCCGTTACCATTATCAACTTTAAGAATCAATTCTTGTGGTAGGCTGGCAATCGCTGGAACCCCTTCAACCATCAGAGTAGCAGCAGAGAGATCCTTACCTTGGTGGTCTATTCTAAAGACACCATACTGATCTCTACCAACTCTCCACTCATCTTCATTGGCTCCAACACCAGAATTCGTAAGCTCTAAATAGGAAGCCATATTTGAATTGGAACTGTCAACCGTGAGGGTCTTATTGGCACTATCAAACAAAAACTCTGCCTGTCCAACAACATTTCCAGCACCATCAAAGACACCTACTTGTTGGGCTGACCCACTACCAGAAAGGTTTCCACTACCTGTCAAACCATTCCAAATCCCACTATGCTTCACCTTTATTGCATTAACAGTAGTATCAAAAACGAGCGCACCATCTCTGTACTCAGTAGCAGTTGGAAGGGAGGCTGTTGGATAGGAATTCAGGGCAAGAGGTGTTTCAAATCTGACTTGTGCTGCTTGAGTACTGGAGGTATCCTTAAAGAAGGAGAACATAGTTGTCCAACCCGGATTATCACCATAATCAAAATCTACCTGACTCTCCAGATTAGCAATGTCTGTGAAGTTGCTAATCTGTCTCATTATATAGACAGCCCCGTCAGTAGCCTCACCTCTCCAAACAACCCCCGTTCCATGTCCAGTTGTGAGGTTTGCCTTTGTTTCAGCATAGGTGGATGCGAAATGGTGGGAAGATTTACCATAAGAATTCGACCCCTCCATTACATGGAATCCTCTTTCACTACCTCCACTGTCAGCAAAGTGAAGACCTTTATCCTTGGTTCCACCTTGGTCTGATTGCACAAATATAGTTTGAACAGTGGAAGCAACCTCTCCAAATGTCTGAGTAGCAGTGTTAGGAACGAGGTTCGTACTGTTCTCTGACCAGTTAGTCAGACCGCCACTACCACCCATAGCAGACCAGTTACCACCATCCCACACCTTCACTTCGTTAGTAGTGCTGTCATAGGCGATTGTGCCAGCTAAGATCGTTCCTGATGAGGGCAAGCTGCCTGTAGCATAGTTTTTCAAGAGAAGGGGAACTTCAAACCTAACTTGAGCGATTTTGGAATTCGCAGTGTCTGCAAACAAAGAGAACATTGTTTGCGGTGTAGCACTGTTGTTTTGATAAAGATCAAAATCAATAGTAGACTCAAGATTGGCTGCATTGATGAGATCCCCTTTAATTCTAAACATCGCCAAAGCTGCATTGTTAGTATCCACCCCAGCTATATTTAAGGTAATGCTTTGACCCGAACCAGCGACATTAGCTAAAGTATCATCATACTGTCCAAGAAATTGAAGGGTCTTATCGTATGGGGTTATTCCATGAGCATAAGCATGGAGAATCCCAACAGGTACAGGAGTACCAGAAGGGTCTTCAGTGAAATTAATTCCACCAATCAGCCCAGAGTCCACTCCTTGAACTTGTAAAAATCGAACAGGTTTTGTTGTTGTTCCCAAATCTTGACCAACAGCATCAGGAACCAAATTAGTACTAATCACTGACCAGTCTGCGAGAGCTACAGCATTGGCATCCACATAGGCTTTGACACTCTCTGAAGTAGACAAAGTATCAGCAGAAGCCGAAGACATAGTATCATCATCAATAATTCCTGTAATAACAACACTTGCAGAAACACCAACCTTCAAAGATGTTCCAACATGAACCACTCCAGAAGCGTGATCTATGGTAATCCCTTTAGCGAGATCAGAAGCATTAGCCATAGTGAACATGTCTGTACTGTTGTCATAATGAACAGTAAACATAAACGTGGCGAGGTCATAAAAATCTATGGCTGCTTTTTCACTTGTTCCAGCCTTAATAGCCATTTTAGAATGAGAAGCATTGTAAATCTCAAACTGGTGAGTGGCTACCCCACTACCACCGCCCATAACACCTTGTAGCTTACCAGTATTATCAATCTGCCAGTACAACGTATTGTCAGTCATAAAGTCTATGGTATCAGCAGTCTGCGCTATAACTTTTGTGGTTTGAGCAGCGTTCTCAATTCTATCTCCAGAAGAAGCCAAACCAGAAGAAGTAGCAATCAAGACAGGAGTAGCATCACTTTCTGCTTTGTAATACAGACCATTGTCTGTCAAAGAAGCAGATCCATCACTAACAAACAAGGCTCCCTGATTAGCAGCAGTCGGAACATTAGCATTCGTATATGCCACTTCATCAAAGATCATTCCCTTGGGATCGATAAGGCCGGGTACTGTGAGCTTTCCAGTTACAGCATCATAGATCATCGGCATTGTGCCAGCAGCAGCACCTCCGATTGTGATTTCTTGTGTGTTGGAACAGTGAAGGTTCACAAACTCTGGAGCAGTACCAGCTACATACACAGCACCACTGGAAACTTTGAATTCTCCAAGATTAAGATTGAGGTCGTTAGCTACAGCAGGTGATGTGGGTTCATCTGAAACATAAACAACGTCAGCCAATTCTCCCTTGGCAGTGGTTGTTACAACCACCTTTCCAGAGGTTTCTGAGAATACCAGAAGACCAACTCCTCTCAATACTCCTTCAGTACCATTATGAGCAGTATTGAGAGCAGAGAGTAAGAGAGACATATTAGCGTAGCCAGTCAGCAACTCAATGACTACCTCTCCCATCGGAGTAGCAAAAGTGATATTCCCAGCACAAGTCGTTGGAAGTGTTGCTGCTGCATTTGCTGTCAGTGTGGCAGCAGTCATAGCAAGGGGGTTGACCAGTCTCATCCAACCATAAGGTTCATCAGCACCAGCAGCAGTAGAGGCTCCCGGAATAACGAAAATCGTACCTGCTGGACAATTAATTCCACTACTCTGTGTAGCAGGTAGATATGAACCACCCTGAAGGAAGACATCACCAGAATGAGGCCCCGCAGTGGCTCCATCTGTTTCTAAAGTATCACCACCTTGAATAATGACCCAACCAACACTACCATTACTGGTTGTTGTTGAAGATTGAGTTTGAAGTCTAAGATTATAGCTATGAGAAGAGTCTCTTGAATTCCCTTGAATGATACCAGCAGGGAGAGAACGTCTGTCTGCATTAGCAGCAATATCAGAAGGCCAAACCGTATGACCAAGATTTAATCTTGGCCCCATTGCGAGATAATTGGGATCAAGCTCTATTTCAGGAGCAGAAATTCCACCAACCTCAATACTTCCTTCAATTTGTAAGTGTCCGTGTCTTGGATCATTTGCACCAAATTTATCAACACCAGCACCAGAAAGGTTAGGAAGGGCTGGTGTAGAAGAGGCTTGGATAACCACAGGCCCCGCATCAGCAGAGATTTTTCTACCAGCACCAGAACCAGCTACAGGAGGGTTTACCGAAGTGAAACCATCATAGGCAACATCAAGAGAGCCGTAAGCATTAAAGGCTCCTTGAGTAGTAGCAAAGAAAGCCAGATCATCAATCGCATCCTGAACATCCTCTGCACCCAATTGGTTTGCAAGGGGGATAGCAACGACCCCACCACTGAAAGGATCAGGATAATTGTTCTGATAGTGAATACTCTTGGCTTGGGTGTGTGTGGCAAAAATGTTGGGCTTTGTACCAGCAAATACATAACCCGGCGCTGCTGCACCAGAAGTAGGATCTCCATATTTACAAGAGGAAACATCCAAAACAGTATTTGCTAAAACCATTCCTGTAGTGTCGAAGTGAATGGGTGCAATACCAAAATCAGAGAAGGAAAGATAGACTTTCACATCACCAGCTTTTGCTAATGAACCACCCTCTCCAATGTGAAGAGTGCGACCTACAAAGGAAGAAGTGACTTCAGACCAACGAATTCTGGTTGTTGAAGCGTTTGTGAGAATACCATATCCATTAGAACCATTCTTTCCAGCGACAACAGATCTATCAACCAGAAGGTCAAAAGTCTCCGCTACAACATTAGCAATAATCGGATTGGCTTTGATAGCACTATCTCCAAAGACAGTACTGCCAATGATAAAAAGCTTTCCACAATAGCAGTTAGCAGTAATCGCTGTCTGACCAGCCGTGGAAAGTGAATTGTAGACATAGGAATCTATGATGTAGGTTTCAGCCGTAAAGGTAGTGCTGCTGACAGGATCTGAGACTGCAAAGATAGCAGAAGTGCCTGATCCAGCCGTGTGTAATACCGCACAGTCAATGAGGTACATTTTCCCACGTTTATGGGTAATCGTTGGTTGGGTAGAGGCTCCATCATCGGTTTCAAACTGAATTCCCATACAGACGAGAAGGTCTGCATTAGCACCAGCATCAAATAGATGACCTGCATTTGATTTTGTTCTCGCAACAACACCTTTTGTCTGTGCTGTAGGAGATGGGTTAATGAGATCAGCAGCTACAATGTGAATATGAGGCTCAAATACAAGGCTCTCTTCGTACAGTCCATTCCTCACCAAAATCACATAAGGTTGATCTGCTGATGGTGCTGGCTCCCCACGGGTTGCTGCCGTATTCGCATATGCGATAGCATCTTGAATTTTGAAAAAGTCAGCGAAGCCTTCTGCATAAGTAGTCACCCCACTCGTTGCTAAAGAAGCGGAGTCGGGGCCGGGCATAGAGACTAAATTTGTAGTGTGATCATTTGGAGCTTGAGAAGCATCGTAAGATTTTCGCCCCCTGTTCGCATCAACATAGAGAACACGACCACTGGTGCTAACCCTTCTCACATAAGCCAGAAGTCTTTGGAGGTTTTGGTTCTGGTTGTCAGCCCAACCAACGATATCTATGTCAACAGGAATGGAACCAACCGTATCTTTTCGTTCACCAGCAGCAGGGAGTTTAAGATCACCAAAACGGGTTTGACTACGAACCCGTAAAAAAACCGTATCCTCATTGGATGTGCCTAAATCTGTGATCAAACGAACAAGGTAGGAGCCTTCGTGATCTACATTAAATTTACACCAATACTGAGTAGATCCCGGCGGACTAATTAAAGCTGCTGATGATGCTACGGCACTTGGACTGTCTGGAGTGAAAACGATTGTCCAATTGTAAGTAGAAATACCTGATGTGCTTGCCACCTCACACTTGATTTCATCACCCTTACGGGCAGTTTCTACACTTTGATTTGTTGGATGGGATGTTGGGGTTCCATTATGGGTGACCGTAATACTAAAATTGGCTGACATTTGTAACTCTCCATAAAAGATCGGTAGTCATATAAAACAAGTCATAGATAAAATAGGGAAGAAACATCCTCTCCAATCCTATCTTTTGGTGTCCTTACTCCCAACCTATCTACCGTAAGACGGTATGATTGTGCTGTTGCTGTTCCTTTCATCCTTTGATCTAAACGAATAGTAGAAAGTCCTAATTTCACTTTGGTAGATGACCCCGAAGTGAAACCAACCCTTCCACCATTAGATTCCAATAGGAACTCCATTCGATAATTTCCTTTATTTTGACCATCTATAATGGTCAGGATCGTGCCTTCTCCACAAGAAGAGAAGTCTTGATCAAGGTCTTTTATAGTGTTTCCATTGAGAACCGTTAATTTCCCACTCAATCCATTAGAGGTTGTATAGGATCGTGGAGTGTTATCTGCTCCCAAAGGAAAGCAAAGAATATCCTTGACCCTGTAGGTTCCCTTGTTCACACCACTCAGAATTTCTAAGGAAGCACCTATTGGTACGCTCTGAAAGTTTTTTGAAGTGTCTGTAAACAAAGATCTATCTGTAAGGGTAGCTCCGTACCCTGTTATTTCTTTTGCCCCACTACAAAATTTGCGAAAATCCTCATAATAAGAGAGGTCATAGTCCATAGATAAGACATCTGTAAAAACTTGCTGATAGACCTCTCTGAATAAATGTCTGAATTCATAGAGCGTGTGGGCTGGTTTCAGAATCTGCATCACCAGCGGTAAATTATTGAAAATCTTTTGGATATTCTCTGAGAATTCTGAAACAAGATGATGAGTATGCCCTCCGTCCTCAGAAGCTAAAACCTTGAATTGATATATTTCATGGGTGTGGGTTTCACCCTCTCCATCAAGACTGATAGTCTTCCCATTACCATCACTATCCATTCGTATCGTATGATAATGATCTTCATCTGAAGAGGTGGTTTTCACATTCAAAAGGGAAACTTCAAATTCAAACTGATCTGCAAGTCTGTAAGCTGAATTAGGTGTCCTCTTCATCTCCATAGATTTCTCTATGATCTGAATATCCCCTTCAGTCAAGAGCCTAATCCCTTCTTTAACTGTAGAAAGTCTTGAACCATTTAGAAGAAGAACAATCATCTTCTTCAGAAATGTTCTGTGTTCTATGTCGCTGTCCAACTTGAATGTGAAATCACGATAATGAGGATTGACCAGCCCACCAAGGATCTGGTAGAGAAATTCTGGTCTTGTGAAATCAAAATCACTGTCTGAATAGACCTCTTGTGCTACTACCTGTATCTTAGCTATTTGCTCGGCTGCACTTTGAAGTTGCAAGGTATAGAAAGGCCCCTTCACCTGAGAGATATAATTGCTTGGTAGCAAAGACATCAAGACTTCCAGTATTCTCTCAGTCTGAATCCTAACTCCCCTGTACCACTCCTGACCTGTCTCCTCTATAGGAGAGGGGTTTATGGCTACGCTGTTGGGAAAGGTCTTCTCAGAGCCTTCTACATAGTCTGTTTCTGGAAGCTTTGATCCTTCACTATTATATGGAACAAAAGGGTCTTTCTTTATCGACATTCTTAGTATCCCCCACTGGAGGAATATGAAGTACCTGCTGACAGACGATTGGAAACACTGTCAGAATCGTATAAAAATTCAAAGGTTCCCGGAATTAGATACTCAATCGGCCCAGTTTCAATACTGGAAACACCTTCACTTCTACCTACAAAATAAGTCACATCGTAAGTATATGAAGTTGGAATTTCTTCATAGGACATCGTGACCAAAACCCTGTTGGCTGTCATACTAACAGCAAGATCGTTTATTTCATTCTCTGTCTTTGAAGGATAAAGAGCCTGTAGTGTCTCCTGATCTGAGTATCCTTGGATAGACATCCCTTCATATCCTATGATGAAAGCCCTTCCCGATTTCTCTACAAAAGGAAGCCCCTCACTATTAGGAATATCTACAATTATTTCTAACGGAGTGGTTCCTTGATACACGGCTCTGAATTCATTTACTGATCCACCACCTGTTAAGGTATCTGAGTTTAGGGGGTCTTTGATGAGATATGTGCAGACCTCATTTGTAGACCAAGCATCTATTTTCACAATGTCAGCATCTTCACTGGCATCTATAGCTTCTCTTACAACATAGGATTCTTCTGTTCTACTCACCTTTGTAAGAGGAACCACCACATAAGAAACACCAGTGGTATTATCTATCACTTCAATAATATCAGATTGTCTAAGGGGTGTTCCGAAAGATAGAGAATTAAAGAGGTTGTATAATCTTCCTCTGAGTAATCGATCCACTACGGACATTTCAGCCCCTTGTGAAAGAATGACCGTTGCAGAAATATCTACAATATTCCTAACAGCCTCTTTCACAACAACATCGGCTGTTAAATGCTTCATATTGTTAATGCTGTTCTGAGCCACACTCAACATAGAATTCACCGAATACGTCACAGTGTAATTCTCATCATGCTTATAGGAAGCTATAACCACAGATCCTGACGGAATAGCACTGTTTTCGGTTCTCTGAATACCAAGAGGGGTATTATCATCTCCTTCAATAACTCTATAATCAGGAAAAGAAGAAGTAGGTGAAGCGTACTCCGTACCCTCAGAATCTGTGATAACTATCGTCAAAGGGTTAATCCCTAAATACCGAAGATAATCAACAGTATTTCCAACCAAGATATGTTCTTCATCAGTAACAGTTGTGACTGAACCAAGATCCTTCTCTGTACTTATTTGTATGTGGTCAGCAGCTAAGGTTGAGTACCCCATTTCCAGAATAGATTGTTTGCGGTATAGGGCATATTCGGTATCGGTAAGAACCACATTACTTCCAGAAACGTCAATCAAAGAAAGTACTGGCTGTCTGGACATTGTGAAAGCATTGCTGGTGCGGTAGCGGTAATCTCCCATGACGACATCTGTTAAATCAAGATCAGCAGGGTCATTATATTGACTGGAAAGCTGAATTCTATTGTAAGAAAGAATGGTCAGCCCTGTTAAAACGAAATTCGTACCTTCACTGTGGTTTCGGATACCATAAGGAGGAACCTCATCAGGCAAATCTAAAACTTCTATCAAGGGATTGTCCAGCGTAAGATTTTGATCTTGGATTTCAAAAATAAGATCCTGCGGATCACCAACCACTTCAAATTGAACATCCCTCTTTGTTTCAAAAGAAAAGGCAAAATTGTCTGTAACGATTGAATCTTGCGACCCCCGTATATAAACATCAACCTTCCCACCTTTGTGTTGTTGAAGGGTGTTGTCATAATCTCTCTTCATCAGGCTCTCTCCAGAACCAACAATCTTACTTTCAGCCACACCAGCCAAACCTGAAACCAACTGCCGATAGCCTTGAAGGGTTCCTGTATCTACAGAGGAAAGGGTGTGCTGCGCCCTTACAGCCAATTCTCTATTACTCTCTTGATCTCTACCTCCAAAGAAAGTCTCTTTATTCCTCACAAGTACGTTCAAACCCGTAACAGTAGTGATTTTCCCCACCGAAACATTTCCAACAAGCCCAGAAGAATTGCAGATAGCAAATGTCGTAACCTCATACCACCCCGTAGAAGGGTCGTAGTGTGAGATCAAATTCCGTAATGAAATTTCAGTATAGGCTGTCGTTCTAAAGGAGAGGCTTCCAGCAGAAATTGTCGTACCAAGAGGGATACTATGCGTTGTTGTTGGTTTTGAAGTTACATAGAAGGTGACTTGACCTCTGGAGGGAGTGCCACCTCTTCTATAAACCCCAACATTAGAAGCCAGTTTTTCAAAAGCAGCATCTATAAGATTCTGCGCTTTCATTGAATTTTTGAGGTAAAAAGACTGAGCTAAAGCCTGTTTGTATGGTGAAGAGGCTGGTGAGATTGAAAACCCTGAATTTGTAGGATCATCAATCTCTAATAGAGTGCTGAAAGACTGTGTACGAGAAAGGAAATCAATAAGAAATCGTAACCTCACGCTCTCAGCAGACATTGGATCTATAAAAGTATCTCTTAATACCGCACCGGGCTGAACAGCTATGTTTTCATTGGCTCTGTGAATGGAGGTAACAATTTCCCTAACTACCTGTCTTCTGGAAACAGTGGGCAATGAGGCAGTATTCAAAGAAAGCTGTATCGGATATCCAACAACCTCTAAAGAATACGGACTTTCAAACTCCACACCAGAAATCGTATTGTAATAAACCGCAGTTACTACATAATATAAAGGTCTATCCAAAGGAGTAGAAGAGAACTCATTATCAGGTACTGTAGAAGGAGTTGAATTTATGCTCCCAAGCCTATTGTGAGTGAAAGAGTATCGGTTTTTCTTGGCAATGCTCTCTACTGTAATCGAAGTCCTAAATTGTGTGGTCGCTTCATTAACCGCCATTCTCTCGTTAAATTCAACAGATACGGTATCTCCTTTAGTGTCTTCCTGATACCCAAAAACCCGAAAGTAAAGGGGGTCTACAGTAAGATCTCCATTAGCATCCACAGATGGAGTAGAGTCTACTGCCAGTTGTCCAATTATGGTAGTATCCTCAATCACTTTATCAACATCTCCTATGGGAGATGGATTAAGGAGTTTATACCCTATTGATCCACCACCCTCTGAAGTAGCTGCGTAGTAATTCATACCAAGGAACTGTCTTTCATAGGAATTGGAAGCAGCTATCTCTGCGGAAAGTCTCACAAGTCCAGTTAATCTTTCTACCCTTACTCCAACAGGAATCCCCGACACAGCAGGTAGCTCTTCACTCTGCAATAGAGTGACCCTAATTAATGCTTCCTCCGTGACTGAACCATCTGTTAGGATAGACCTAACCTTTATTATGTTTTCCCCTATCATTAAAAGGTATCCATCTGGATACTTAGAGGGGCTTGGTATTGAAAAAGTCTCCCCTTCAAATGTGATTAGGTCTGGATTATCTTCAAAATCCCTCCCCAAAACAGAAATCTGTAAGTAGGCAGTGTTAGGATCTATTTTGCCTTGAAAAAACCTACTTTCTATAGATGTGGAAAAGCTAAACTCCTCTCTATACTTCCCATCTGGACATAAAAAACTTGGTGATATCATATCTTCAAACCCTAATAAGTATTATTGTTGGATACCAACTGTGCTGATCCCATTCTTGCTATGACTTTACCGTCTTGTAAGATACTACTCACAGTACTTGGGTTGCTATATAGTACTGTTACTTGCAGTCTCTGAGAACTGGCACTTTGAACTACCACATCAATAAGGAAAGTTGTTGGGTCTGTTGGGGAGGGGATTGTCTCAACGCTTAATATCCTGTAAAGCCTTTCTTTTAGAGTGAGCTTTTGATATTTCCCACTCATAGTCTGATACTCCTGTATCTGAGACAAAGCTCTCCTTACTTCAGCAGAGACTGCTGAAGAGACTGCTCCAAGAGCCTTTCTTCCAACCTTCTGCCTAAGACTTGTGCCATATCCTTTATAGAAAAGATTGGAGCCTCTATCTGTGAGCAAGATTTTCAAGCAACTTTGGTAGAGAAGATTCTCATTGTCTACAAATAAAAGCCCCCCATTAGGCCCGAATCTAAAGTCATTTTCTATTTCATTTGCTTGACACCTGCGGCATTGGTTTGGGTGTGTAAAATAAGAGAGCCTGAAAGAATGGTTGCTCTTTACGGTTTGTGAAAACTGTATCCCTCTTGTGAAAAAATATGTTTCTTCTTGATTAAGGCTCCATGAGGGGAAAACTTTTTTTCCTCTCGCCCCTGCCTGTAGGTCAAAGCCAATATGTGGAGCAGCTTTGCCCAAGACCTGAATAATAGAACTTGAGCCATGTGTTGCAAGATCAGTCAGAGACAAAAATCCGTTGTTATTTTCAACCAAAAGACTTGTAGCCCTTTTCCGTATTTCTTTGACCAGATCCTTAATTGACAAGCGGTTTTGAAAAGAAGAAGTTTTCAGCGTTAGCTCTATGTGATCTTCCGTAGAGGAAATTATAAGAGTGTTTTCATATTTGGGAATAAAGAAGGGGCCAGCAATTCTGGATTTTATAGAAGCAGGGGTGTAAAGACCTCCTGACGGAATAACCATATCGTTTGCATAGAGGATTGTTCCTCTGGTTGGGCTGCTAAAGATAGGCTGTCTGGTTGAGATAGTCCTACCATCCCCACTCAAAGTAACTGCTTCTTCAATAGTTTGGTGGGGGCAGGAAAAAGCTAATTGGATATCAAAAGACATAGGTATTCCTCTCTCTCATAGGAATACTCTTATAGACAAAAACCCACAAAGATCAAAACATCATACTCAAAGCACCTTCAGTCTTATCATCTTTATATGCCCAAACCTCATTGATAACGAACCTCGGCATAGAAAGTACTGGCTGATTCTCTTCGTCTGTATGAAAGAATGTCCTATCGTAGTCATAAACAAGAGACTGAACACGGCTTTTTAAGAAATATTTTGCTGAAGGATCAAAAATAGCATCTTCTTCTCCACCCAATTCACTTTCATCAAAACTACCAGACAACCAAAAGGGCAAGAGAGCAGACACAGCACCCCCAAAGGCTTTGGTTAAAGTTTCAATTTCTTGTTCTAATTGTTCAGAGAGGTCACAAAGCTTAATGATCTTATGTTCCAAAAGGTGTAGTTTTTCCGCAATTTCCTGATTTGCCCAACCTCGTAGCTTATGCATGGCATCTGCCATAATAGTGTGTTCTTTGTTCCAGACTAAACGAGGCTGACCTGTTTTGTCCACCAATCTTGCAGGTTGGTACTTTTTCACATTCAACATCCCACCAGCATCAGAACCCCAATCCAATTCTTCAATAGTCTCTTCTGTCTTACTAATATTAGATTCGTGACGGGAAGAATTCGGGTGAACTCTGGAAACAGGAGCTATTAGCCCCCCATAGGGATATTTCTCCACCTCTTTTATCTCCCCATCTCCTATTACTTCAATGGCTTTGGTTTCATTGGGGTGCATAAACATAGAGATATCATATGGGTTCCCCCCAACCATTATGTAAGCCATTACAAGACCTTCTAAGGAAGAACCTTCGGTAACAGAGAAATTCAACCTTTTCTCTGTTCTATATTTTCCAGTATCGGTTTCGATAGCCTCATAGGTCACAGTAATGTATCCAATCCTATCCCTCTCTACTTGTATGCTTTTAATCCTGTGTGGAATATTCACGGCTTCTCTTAGAAGCCACTCTCGTATTCCAAGCCAATAGCCCGTTCTAAAACGAGTAAAACCACCAAAACTACCCATATCTCACCCCGTTGTTTCCAAAGCAGAGTCATTCATGTCTTTCCCTGAGAACATTTCAATAATATCCATAATAATAGCCCCACCCGGAACTGGTACAAGACCCATCGCACTGAAGCCCCAATGAGTAGAACCAGAATCAGGCTTATCCTCTGATGTTATCAAATCCATCAAAACCCCATCTGTACCCCTTGAAAAGAAATACAAAATCTTAGCCTCTGGCAATTCAAACAACCCCAAGGATTGAATAATAGCATTGATCCTTCTGATAAGGTTTTGAACTTCCTTAATTCTCTGCTGCACCCATTCGATATATCGAAGAATTACGTCAATAACGCTCTGCATAGCTTTCATTATCATCTCAATAAAATTGAGAATATAGTTAAAAACCTTTTCTATTCCCAAAGATCTACCAAGCCTTATATATTCCCAATTCTCAGAGCTACCATATCTGTTGATATCAAGCCCTGCGGTTGCAATTTTAAGGATGAGTGCAGCCTCTGGTATTACAGCAGAATCAGAGAGTAAAGCTGTTCTACAAAAAACAGCCCTACTTGGTCCTGATGTGTCTGGATCTTCTACCAGATCCTCAATATCAGTATAAATAATGGGTAGATCTGTCCTATCAGGCTTTGCAACACCCCCCACTGGCTTTTTTCCCAACTGCCAGCAGTTTACTATTAAGCCATTCCTACCATTCTTTGTTTTTAAATTTCCATTTATATCTCTGAGAAAACCACCAACACTCGGATCAGTAGATTCCATCCATTCCAGTTGATCTTCAGCAGCCTTCTTTGTTTTCGTAGTTACTTTTGAATCTGCTATTATTAGCTTTAAACTCTTCAATTGAGTAGTATAAACATCAAGAGAAATATCATTTGGGTACGATATAGAATCGTGTGTGCCTCCCGTAATATCCTCTTCCCAATTGTACAAAGGGCTAAGAATGTGGGTCAAAACAAGCTCAGTGTTTTTTGTCTTGCCTTGAGAGACAAATAAAGACTTCCAATTGGGGGCTAATCCTGAATCGGCATTTGTATTGGCAGATTTTTTTAAGCCAACACTTTCTAAGAGGGTGAGATCTGGAAGCTCTAAATCATAATCTCTCCACTTCCATTCTCTAAGGGTAGTAGTGTTGTCAATAGTAAGTTGCTCAACCGTTATAGGTAGTGGTCCTATGAAATCTATAATTTTTGAAGCCATTCTCTTTACATGTCGCTTTAACTTCCTCTCAAAAGCTTTGGGGTCTTCAACATTTTTGAAGAATTTCACTCCAGACATTCGTAAAACTTTATTGAGAATTTCAAGGGTTCCATTCTTATCAAAGCCTGTTGATCTTATGGTGTACCGACCCTCCGTACCATCATCAGGATCAAGATCAGGACGAGACAGGATTAAAACCAACAAAGCAGCTTGAAGGGTTTCCATAAATAGCTGGGTGTTTTCCCTCGGAATAACCACATTCACAGGCTTACAGAATTTCTCTATCTTCCCAATAGGTTCAATCACAACTCTCTCTTCACTATCAACATCTGACTTAGGAACCTGATAAGAGAGGTCATAATCAAGGGGTTCAAACTTACCATCATTATAGTCTGCACCTCTCATTTTAAGATCATCGGGAACTGCTGCTATCCTGATAGCAAATGTGGCAGGGGGGTTCTCCGTATCTTCAACTAATTTCATATCAGAACCCTTCCCTTCAATTTTTGCGTTCACAGGAAGTTGTTCATGCTTAATAGTGAAGCTATGAGGCGCACCCGGCCCTGTCTTCATAAAACCAGTTGCTGTTGAATAGATAAAGGATCTCTGGAAAAAATACTTCGGCAGATCGGGGTTGGAGACATCCTTCATCAATTCAAGAGGAACTAATGCGGGGCCAATCCCCTCTGAGGAAGGCACTGCCCTATGAGAAGCCACCACATAAGAGTATCCATTCTTCCTTTTCCCTTCTTTATCCGTGGCATTTGTATATTTTAACATTTCAACCAGACCTACCCTGTCGTGTCCACCATACAAGACAACGGGGTGTCCATCTTTGCCATATAAAGGAACCAACTCTTCTTGTGAAGCCCCACTCTGTGCTGGCTGGGCAGTGTTCTTCTTCCGACAAAGCATCAGGGGCATCCCAGCAACTTCTGTAGAGACTTCTATAATAAAGCCCTCTGCTGGTATTGTAGGAAGGGTCACTCCCATTGCCGAATATCCACTCGCCTGTTTCCAAGAAACTTCTATTTCGGCAGGTTTATTAAAGATTTTACCGTGAGTTGGAGCGTATGTTGGGTCGTTTGACATATAAGAAACTGTGACATTCGTTATGGGAGATTGAACATCTCCCAATCTTCCGAATTTAAGCAATTTCATAATTAGCTCAATCGTTTTAAGTAGAGAGCCAATCATTTCACTATCTGCACTGGCAAACAACATAAACCCAAAAACATAAGAACCACTGGATAGATTAGGGCGACCCGGATCAGATCGATCTGTTAATCTTCCAATCATTCTTTTTTCAGCACCAGAATAACCACCAAGAAGATTTTTCATTCGTTGTGAAAATCTTCCTTGTTGTAGTACTTTCCAATCTCCCGTAGCGTAAAGACCTAATTGTGAGAGATCCCTCAATAGCTTTTTGATCTCCTCCATTAACTTTTTAATCAAAGCAGAAAGAGGGTCAGCGATACCTACAAGAAAAGCCTTAATGACTTCCATTATGGTATTAACCACTTCCAAAGCTGCTATTAGAAATTTAGCAATTGTGTCTACTTTTGCTTTAAATTTCTCCAACCAAGGAGGGGGCCAAGGCTCAATTAAAAGCTTTTGCTCCCACTTATTCTCCCATTTATTTTCATCTTCAAAATCGCTCATTATTGACCACCACCATGCTTCAAGCGGTCTACTTTCTCATGCAATTCTATGACCAACTCCTGATCTTTTTTTACCTGCGCTTCCAGCAACTCAGACATTTTCTTTAGAAGCAAAATCTGAGGCTTCAACATTGCATGCTCCTTCTGACCAGCCTCTACATCAGACCATTCACCAAGATTGACACCGCACTCTTTGAGCTTTTTCATCACATCTTCTAATTCTTTATCCACCTTTCACCCCCTTATCCTTGTGACAACATACGAAGGACATATTCTCTCATTTCTTTCAACCTCTTGGACAACTGCCTATCAAACTGACGGATTTGAGCCAAAAGCCCCTCTGTCCTATGAACCCGATAGTTAATCCAAGTGTTACGAAGGTCACGGAATCGATCCCTATCATTTAATACTACCTCAACATGATCTAATAATAGAGGTCTTACCAACGATCCCGATTGACCATTCAATGAAGAAGCCCGATCTTCATAAGCAGTGTAGGGGGTTCCACCAAGATTCGACACCAAGCCTGAGCTAATCCCATTTGCTGCTGGACACATTTCATCCAACTGCTCATCTTGAATAAAGAACCGTCTATCCAACAATGAGAGAGCATCACTGTCGCTTGTAAAGGGTGAGTTGTCTACTCTCCCTAAGAGGTCTTCCAAAATAGCATTGTGGGCTACACCCAACCCACTCTCAGCAATCAGAGGACTGCCAAGGTCTTCTATGTGCTGATTATC